CTGCTTTTAGTTTGGTAAAGCACATTCTTATGTGTGCCCCTTAGCGCAAGGAGACTAATAATGAGTAAAACAGTTCTAGAACAGGCATTAGATCATCTTTTGAATAAAGAAGAAGATAAAGCTAGTGCGTTGTTACATGATTACTATGTAAGCGTTGGTCGTCAGGTCTATGAAGACATTATGACTGATGATGATCAAGAAGATCAACAACAAGAAGCCATCAATTCCGTAGACGAAGTTGATGCAGATTTAACACAAGAAGCCGAAGGCGATGAAGAAGCCGGTGTCCAAGATTTGGAAGTACCAGCTGATGATTTAGAAGCCGGCATGGACAATGGCGAAGAAGGTGCAGAACCAGTTAGTTCTGATGCCGCTGATGTTGCTGACGCAATGTTAGATGTAGAATCAGCCTTAGCCAAACTAAAAGCAGAATTTGAAGAGATGGTATCCGGTGAAGGTGACCAGGATTCAGAAATGGGTCCAGAAATGGGTGCTGAAGAAATGCCAATGCCAACAGGCGAGTCTTTAGAAGAAGCTCTAGAATTACAACGAGTAAAACTAGATGCCAATTCAGAAGGTCAAGCAGTAGGCGCAGGTTCAGGTGCAAATAGTGTAACAGGTGCTACTAATACTACTAGCCCAGTTGCAAAACGCAATCCAATGATGGCTCGTCCATCAACATCATTTGGCGGAAGCACAAGTGGGGAAGGCGTTGCCAGCGGTACATCACCAGCTAAAGCACCAAGTTCACAAGATTTAGGCGGAACAACTCGCCCAGCAGTTAGCAAGGTTGCAAAACCTGGTGCCGCTCCTGGACGCGAAGCTGGTTCAAGTCCTTCAGTCTTACCTAAGGGTTAAACCATGCAGAACCTACAGCCACTACGCGAAAACTTATCTTTTGATCAAGCACAAATGGTTCTTGAAACTAAAGACACAGCCAGTGGCGGTAAGGATCTCTACATGAAAGGTGTTTTTATTCAAGGTGGAGTACGCAATCACAATCAGCGTATCTACCCTGTAAATGAAATCACCAATGCTGTAGAGAGCATTCGTAAACGATTAGATAGTGGTTTCTCCGTTCTAGGAGAAGCAGATCATCCAGACGATCTACAAGTGAACATTGACCGAGTAAGTCATATGGTCACTGAGATGTGGATGGATGGCCCCAATGGTTATGGTAAATTAAAACTTATCCCAACACCAATGGGTAACATTATCAAAACATTACTTGAAAGTGGTGTTAAGTTAGGCGTCAGCAGTCGAGGCTCAGGAAATGTCCAGGAATCTGGTAATGTTTCTGAATTTGAGATTGTCACTGTTGATGTTGTAGCACAACCAAGTGCTCCAGAAGCTTATCCAACACCAATTTATGAAAGAGTAATGGGCAGTCGTAGACGTGCCGCTCTAATGGATGTGGCCTACGCGGCGACCTACGATAGGTCCGCACAAAAACACCTCGAGTCAGAGGTTACTAGATTCATTACGAATCTAAAGAAAGTCTGAGGAAAAAACCATGAGTAATTTTACAGAGATGCTGGGCTCAGTTGTTTTATCCGAAGAGGTGCGTGAGAATATCAACGCCGCTTGGGAAAAACACATTGCCGAAAGCCGTGAAACTGTAACGGCAGAATTGCGTGAAGAATTTGCTTCACGCTACGAGCATGATAGAGGACAACTTATCGAAGCAATGGATAGGTTAATGCAAGATACTATCAATGCAGGAGCAACAGATTTAAAATCACTGCGTGAACAAGCAATTGTTCAGCGTGTGAAGTATGCTACAAAGATCAAAGAAGATGCTACAATGCTACAAAAATTGGTACTGGAAACACTTGCCAAAGAAATTGCAGAACTTCGTGGCGATCGTAACGCACAAAAACAAAGTATTTCTCGCTTAGAAGAATTTGCATTACGCAAGTTAACAGGCGAATTAACTGAATTGCATGAAGATCACAAGGCATTGGTAAACGCTCGCGTAAAACTAGTGTCCGAAGGCCGTAAAGCAATTAATGAAACTCGTACAGCTTTCATCCAGAAAGCCAGTAGCAAGATCAACGGTCTAGTTACAGAATCATTCAAGAAAGAAATGTCACAGTTAAAAACAGATATTCGTGAAGCAAAAGAAAACAACTTTGGTCGTAAGATCATGGAAGCTTTTGCCGCAGAATTTATGGCATCTAAGTTTGCAGACGGCACTGCCGTTAGCCAGCTTAACAAATCAATCATCGAAATTCAAGGCCAATTGGCCGAGGCTAATACAAAACTAACACATAAAGAAGTACAAATTAGCGAGTCGCTTCGTCGTCAGCGCATTGCGGAAGATCAAGCACAGCGAGTTCGCGTTATGCAAGAATTATGTTCACCATTGTCAAAAGACAAGCGTGGCGTTATGGAAGAGTTATTAGAAGGTACTGATACCAGTAAACTAAAAGACCAATTCCAGAAATACTTGCCATCTGTTCTAAACGAAGAAGTTCGTCGAGAGAAGAAACAACTAGTTGAAGGACAGCAATCACAGAAGACTGTGGTTACAGGTAACAAAGCTCTTAATGAGTCAGTTACTGCCCCAGCCGAAGCTGATGAAACAATTCAGCAACTTCGTAAACTCGCTGGAATTAAGAATTAATTAAGGAGACATACAAAATGTCACAAGCTCTATTTGAAGCTAAAAATTGGTCTGCTACCAAGCAGGCTTTAACAGAAGGCCTAACTGGACAACGCAAGTCCACAATGGAAGTCTGTTTAGAAAATACTAAAAAGTATTTGACAGAAACTGCAACTGCTGGTGCAACTGCACAGGGTAATGTTGCTGTTCTAAACAAGGTTATTTTACCAGTTATTCGTCGTGTAATGCCAACAACCATTGCCAACGAATTAGTTGGTGTACAACCAATGCAAGGTCCAGTATCTCAGATCCACACATTGCGTGTGCGTTATGCAGATTCAGTAAGTGCAAGTTCAGCCGCTGATGGCAACATCGGTAAAGCTGTTACAGCAAACGATGAAGCTCTAAGCCCATTCAGCATTGCTACTCAGTATTCTGGTAGCTCAGCTGGTAAAGCTGAAACAACAGGTACATTAGAAGGTACTGCTGGTAAGAGAATGAACATCCAGATCTTGAAAGAGACTGTAGAAGCTAAGAGCCGTAGGTTATCAGCTCGTTGGACATTTGAAGCCGCTCAAGACGCACAAGCCATTCATGGTGTTGACGTTGAAGCAGAAATCATGGCCGCTCTAGCACAAGAAATTACTGCTGAAATTGACCAAGAAATCATTGGTTCATTGATTGGTTTAGCAGGTAGTGCATTTGGTACATACGACCAGTCAGCAGTATCAGGTCAAGCCAACTTCGTTGGTGACCAACACGCCGCATTGGCTGTGTTGATCAACCGTGCCGCTAACGACATCGCTAGCCGTACACGTCGTGGTGCTGGTAACTACATTGTTATTAGCCCAACAGCATTGACAATTCTACAATCTGCTACTACCAGCGCATTTGCTCGTACAACAGAAGGTACATTTGAAGCTCCTACAAATACAAAGTTTGTTGGTACACTAAACAGTTCAGTTCGTGTTTATGTTAACCATTACGCAGGCGATGCCGCCCCAGTTCTAATTGGTTACAAAGGCGCTAACGAAATGGATGCTCCTGCATTCTATTGCCCATACATTCCTTTGATGAGCAGTGGTGTTGTTTTGGATCCAAATACATTTGAACCAACTGTCAGCTTCATGACTCGTTACGGTTATGTTGAATTATCAAATGCGTCAAACTCTTTGGGTAACGCTTCTGATTATGTTAACACAATTGCTATCGATGCAACTGCATTAAGCTTCATCTAATCTACC